AACACGACCGTCCACTCCCACAAGGGCTGGGAGTGGGTAGAGTCCGACAACCCGTTCCAGAAGGCTGCCGCCTCGCTCGCACAGTCCACGATCGAGGCGTCTATCCGCCGCATGCGCACCGTGTTCGGGAAGGTCTTCTACCAGAAGGGCAACTCCACAGACAAGCCCGACTTCCCCGGGGAAACCTATGGCGACACGGCTCGCATTCAGGACCCCTCCACACTCGATATCGTGGCGGAGTGGAAGTGGAACGGCTCCGACTGGGAACGCGCCCGCGTCTCCGGCGAGCAGATCAGCAACCTGGATGTAGGGCGACTGACTGCTGGCTCAGCGGCCATCAACGACCTCGCAGCTAGGCGTATCGCTGGTGATATCGGCAAGTTCCTCCAGCTCACCACAGACCAGCTTACTGTCACCGGTAATGCGTCATTCGTTGACCTCACGGCGAAGCACGTCTGGACGCGTATCATCAACGCCCGCAGTGGCGAGTTCGAGAAGATCAAGGCGGGGATGCTGGCCGCCAACTCGGTGACGGCAGACAATCTGCGCGCCGGGGCCATTGACGGCCAAGTCATCACGGGCGCATCCATCCAAACGGACCGCCAGAACAATCGTGGGTTGAAGATTGACAACAATGGGATGCGCGCCTACTCCTCCAGTGGGTGGAAGTCGCTTGATATTAACGCCCACACTGGTGAAATCTCCATCAGCGGCAGGATTGGGCGTCGAGACTCGTGGTCTGAGTGCTACTTCAACGACCTAGTATGGGCGCAGACTGGTACCGATGTCGCTCGGTCTGGGGCGAAGATTGGGTGTGGTCTGGCGTTCAACTCCCTGGAGGATGACTGGGATGATGGCGCACTCTTCATTCAGAAGGACGCCAATACTGGCGAGCCCTCGATCACTCTTCAGTCGGCCGCCAGGAGGGGCGCCGAAGCCAGGCCGTCCCTCATTCTGGGCACTCAGCAGGTGTCGATCACTGTTGGACCTAATGGCGACTGGGGGTCGCTGGCTATCAGTAAGTACGGCTTCACATCTAAAGTCAACTCTTCGTCACTTGACTTCAACGATTCTGGGATCGCATACCGGAAGACCAGTGACGGCGGCCATGCTTACTTCGGCTTGGGGCGGGACTGGGCAACCCTGACCACCCTGGGCAACAAGAACTCCGGTATGTGGGTGAACAATCACGCCACTATCTTGGCGTGGCGCAAGTATCCGCAGATTTGGTTAGACAACGACGGAATCCACATGAACCCCGAAAAGAAGTTCACGATGCGGGTTCCGAAGCTCACCAAGGAGCGCGGCGGCCTGTGGCTGTCCCACGCCTGTACCGAGTCTCCCTACGACGGTGTTGAGTACTGGGAGAATCTCACTCTCGACGGGCAGGGGAGGGCAAGGTGGGAGCTCCCCAACTACGTGCCGAGGATCGCCTCCCCGGTTGCGCCGTGGGTCGTATTCGCATCCGGTTCCGCCACTGCTGAGATCGACCGCAGTGACCCGGACCTGTGGGCTGTTACCGTAACGGGTGAGCCTGGGGCGCGCGTGGACGTCCTCGTCAAGGGTGCCCGCATGGTCAACACCGGTGAGGACGATGCTGACGGCGAGCCGATCATGAAGGACAACGCCCGTAAGACCAACTGGGAGCTAGGCCCGCCGGGAGGGGGCGAGAACACCGGAGGCGCCTCCGATGACATGACTCTGCCCGGCACGTATTATGGTCCTGCCACTAAACCAGAAGATTGGAGAGACACCGATGGGGCCGCAGAGTAGTCAGGTAGACGCACTCGCCGTGATTGACGCATTGACACTGGAGGTTGCTGCACTCACGAAGCGCGCGGTTATCGCCGAAGCGAGGGTGATTGACCTCGAGAACAAGATGAAGGAGAGTAAATGACGGTTCAGTCTGTGGCGGCGCGCATCGCCCGCCGAATCTGCGATCAGGAGAACGTCGGGTACAGCCAGCCCGACCGCCGCACCTGGTACGCCAACGCCGACTGGGAGGGGCACGTCTCCTCGCCCCAGAACGCGGACTGCTCCAGCCTCGTGTGCGGCGCGATCTGCTACGGCATCCACGACACCTACGGAGCCGCCTGGGGGCACGCCGCCCTGCCGGAGATCAATGACCATTGGACGGGCAATATGCGCCCCGGCCTGGAGGCCCGCGGCTTCAATGAGGTCCCATGGAACGACTCCGACCTAACCCCCGGCGGCGGGTTCCGTGTTGGTGACGTGATCCTCTCTGCCGCGAACGAGGGCGGCCGGGGCCACGTGGTCATCGCAGTCGAGGACGGCAGTGACCCCCTCGTATCCGAAGCCTGGATCGCTGAGGATGGGTCGATCGACGGCTACCTGGGCGACTCCACGGGGCAGGAGACGCGCACAGTCCGCTACTCCGGCCACCCCCACACCCAGTCCGGAGCGTGGACATCGTGCCACCGCTTCGATGAGGGGAAGTTCCTCAGCCAGTGGCCTGAGTTCCGTAAGGGGCAGGCCGCCCAGGCGAAGCCTGCGCCAGCGCCTACTGCCGCCCCTTCCGGTCCGGCGCACGCGCACGGTATCGACATCTCCAGCCACCAGTCTGGCCTGAACGTGGCTGCCCTGTGGGCTGACTTCGTGATCGTGAAAGCGACTGAAGACAATGACTATGTGAACCCGTACATGGGTTCGCAGGCCAACTCCACCCTCGGGGCCTCGAAGCGGCTCGGCTTCTACCACTTCGCTCGCCCTGGGGATGCTCAGGAGCAGGCCCGCTACTTCGTGGATGCTGTGCGCGGATATGTGGGTAAGGCCACTCTCTGGCTTGACTGGGAGGCGAACGCGGTCGATCAGGGGCCTGGCTGGGCGAAGACCTTCCTCGATGCCGTGAAGGGAATGACTGGCTCCACGCCCGGCATCTACATGAACGGGTCCGCCGTGAACGGCTACGACTGGTCGGCCGTGGCCCGAGAGTACCCCCTCTGGTACGCGGGCGGCCCTGACTACTCGGACTACGGGGCCTCCTACAGCGACCCAGCCGTCCCGAGCGTCTCCTACTGGGGTTCCCCACTGATTCACCAGTACACGGAGGACGGCCGCCTGCCTGGCTATAACGGCACCCTTGACCTGAACCGCCTGCGCGACCGGGCCACCTGGGACCGCATGATCGGCGGAGGTCAGGTCATCTCCGGCGCCCCAGCCCCCGTCGCTACGGCTGGGGCTCTCGAGGTGGATGGCGAGTATGGGCCTGCCACGGTGCAGCGCCTAATCGAGGTCTTCGCGCCCGGCTACAACGAGACCTACGCCGTCGCCAACCTGCGCCGCTACCTGAACAAGACGGTCCCTGAGCACTCCCAGAAGATGCTCACCGGCTCGGGGAAGCTGGCCGAGGATCGAGGCTGGGACTCCCATGTGGTGCGCGTCTTCCAGTACTGGGCGTGGTGCTGGGTGAAGCCCGTCGCCCCGGACATGTGGAACCGGTTCGCCGGTGGATGGTCGTTCGGGGACTATGTGGACGGTGAGCCTGGCGAGGCCACGTGGGCGGCCCTCCAGGAGGCGCTGAACCGGTCTCGCTCGGGGTCGTTCCGGCTTATGTGACCGCGTTTGACGCAGTGTAAACTAGGGGGTGGGGCGGAAGTCCTGCCCCCTAGTTGTTCCTGAAAGAGGTGAGTGCATGAGCATTTACGCTCGCGCCTCATTCTGGTCTGGCGTCTTCGACCGTGCCGTGAAGACCTTCGCCCAGTCCCTGCTTGCTACCTTCGTTGTGGGTGTCGGCATTCTCGACATTGACTGGAAGGGGGCGCTCGGTATCGCTGCGACCGCCGTCCTGGCCAGTGTCCTGACCTCCGTTGCTGACGCGAAGGAGACGGACAAGGCTATCGCCACTGCGGCTGTCGAGTACACTCCCCGCCACGCGAGCTGAGTGGCCAGTGCAGCCAGTAGATAGCGTCCTGCCGATAGGCCAGATACTCACGTCGCCTGATCTCATTGCGGCTACGGTCGCACTGCTGGCTGCGCTTGTGGCTCGACTCGCAAGTAGACTGAAGAGGCAGCAGGCGCAGAATGACGAGCGCCTGGAGCGAATGAGTGTTCATGTTGCTCGCGCCGCCGATGCTGCCGAATCCGCATCCGAGGGGGTGCACAACAACCACGCCACGAACCTGCGAGACGACCTAGATATGCGATTCGATGACCTGACCTCCAAGATGGATGCCCTCACTGAGGTGGTGGGGGCACTCAGGGATAGCGTGAGCGACCAGTCTCGCAGGCTCCAAGGCCTGGAGGGGCAGGTTGAGGGCGTCAGGAATGATGCGCGCACTGACAGAGCTCATCTTTACGATGAGGTATCTAACCTTCATGATCGGATTGATAGAGTGAAGGTTGTAACGAATCGGCGTCAGGAGAGTTCGTGAACCAGGGGTACGCACGCATCACAGGCAAGGTGGTCGGCCCTGAGGGCCTAGGCCGCATGGGGACAGTCACGTTTGACCCGCTCCCTCAGTACAAGGGCGTCGAGGTTGACGCCACGAGCGCCCTCATAGCCCACTACGCCGGGGGTCGACTCCGCCCCGACGGCATCCTCGTCAACCACGACGGCGACCCATTCCTGAACATCGCAGCCCCATCAACTCTGTCTGACGGGGAACAGAACTACCGGGTGTGCGTCAACATCCCCGGCGACACTGGCCTCACCCGCTGCATCAACGCCCGCATCATCGCCGGAACCGAGGTCGACCTCGTAGACATCTTCTCTGGTGTCGCCATTGAAGACCCGTCTGACAGGGATGGGCGGCGTGTGCGCGACATCGGAGACGGGACCCTGGAAGCAATCAACGCCCCTGACGTCATTGAGGTTGGGGATGGAGTACTCGCATGGAGGACGAATGGCTAACCTAACCTGGTATAGCACGGAGAAGGCCGACCGGACTTTCGCCACTAAGGCGGAGCTGGAGGCTCTGCGCAAGGCGTCTGAGGGACGTCAGGTGGATACTTCGACGCTGGCAACGAAGGAGGAGGTTACCCGTGGGGATGACGCGCTGTCGTCTCGCCTGAACGCCGTGAAGACCACGGCTGATGCCGCTCTCCCTAAGGCTGAGGCTGCCGCCACCTACGCCACCAAGGAGGAGGCGCTAGCGACTGAGCGGAAGCTCGGTGAGCGCATCGACTCCGCTACCACCTCTGCGGCGACGAAGGCCGAGCTCGCCAAGTACGCCACCGCTACCTCAGTTGCGGAGACGTACGCTACGAAGGAGTCCCTGGGATCCTACCTGAAGTCGGAGGATGCTGCATCCACCTACGCCACGAAGGCGGCCCTCGCCCAGGCCCAGCTCGGCGGGGGCGGGCAGGCTGCACCCGACCTGTCTGGGTTCGCCACGAAGGCGGAGATGCGGCAGGCTGACGACGCTCTGGGCGCGAAGATCGAGGGAGTGAAGTCCACCGCCACTGCGGCCCTGTCGAAGGATGAGGCATCCTCGACTTATGCCACGAAGAGCGCCCTCGATGCCGTGAAGGGCTCCATCCCCACGGTCCCGGACACCTCCCGCTTCGTCACCGGAGAGGCAGCGGATGGGAAGTACGCCAAGAAGACAGACCTCAGCCAGTACGTAACCGCCTCCACAGCGGACGGGAAGTACGCCACCCAGGCGACCCTCTCTGACTACCTCACCGCCGCCACCGCGGCCAGCACCTACTCGACGAAGGTTCAGGTCGCCGCCATGGGCGACAGCATCCGTAGCGCGCGCGCTATCGCCGACGCGGCTCTCCCGAAGGCGGAGGCCGCCTCTACCTACGCCACGAAGACTGAGCTCAGCCAGGCCCAGGGCGGCGGGAAGGTAGACCTGTCCGCCTACCTCACCAGGGATGATGCCTACGGCACCTTCGTGCAGCAGCAGAACCTTGAGCGCGCGCTGAGCCAGTATGCGACCCTGGAGGTTGCTAACGCGCTAACCCTTCGCGTAGACGCCCTGTCCAAGACCATCACCCCCTTCAAGCCCGGTGAGCGCTACTACTCCCCCGTCACCTACTTCTGGCCCGACTACTACGAGGACGGCAAGCCCGGCAAGACCTCCAAGTGGGCGCAGATTCTGAAGTTCGCAGGCTCCCTCGGTATCGTCATCCTGAACCGGAACAGCGGCAACTGGGACGAGTTCAACGTCGACTTTCAGAAGCAGGCCCAGCTTGCCCTGGCCGCCGGGGCGAAGCGGGCCGTGTTCTACGTCAAGACCCAGTACCTCGCGGCCACCCTCCCTGCGGGCGACCCGGGCCGCAACAACATCCCGGACGTCGACAAGTACACCGAGGCGTACATCCTCAGCCAGATCGAGAAGGCTAAGAACCAGTATGGGGATGTCTGCCAGGGCGTGTTCCTGGATGAGGCGATCAACGGGTGGGGCGCCCAGGCTGGCCGCATCCCCGCCTACAAGTCCCTCATCGACAAGATCAGGGCCAAGTACGGCAAGGAGTTCCTCATCGTCATCAACTCGGGGTCAAACATCTCCGAGGACATGTGCAAGCTCGACTTCGATGTCTGCATGATGTTCGAGAAGGACGCCTCAGCATTCCTAGTGGAGGACCCGGGCACCCCGATCCTCCCCGACCACATGAAGCAGTACCCCTCCACCCGCTGGTGGGCCGTCGTCCACGGCGTCACCTCCGAGAACTACCGGAGCGTGTTCGACAAGGCCGACAAGCTCGGCATCGCCCACCTGTACATCACGGACGGGCAGCTGCGCGAGGACCCGCAGCGCGGCGGCCAGTGGGCCCCAGTGGGTAACCCCTACGCCAACCCGCCGTCGCAGCACATCCTCGACCTCACGGTCCCGTGGCTGAAGGGCTATCTGCCGTTGAAGCTTGAGGTGGAGGAGCTGCGTACGCAGCCCAAGGTGCTTTCGCTCGGTAAGCGTGAGGCTGTCCCGGCCGGAACTCCGGCGGGTACGATCATCGTCAGGAAGGACGCATAGTGGCAGATACCATCTTCCCGGTTCTGGGGGCCTGGTGGCGCAGTAAGGGTAGCCGAATGGGGGATGGCGCTACCCTCCCCGCGGGCGCATCCGCCACCCCCTACGACAGTGCTGCAATGCCTGTCGGCTCCCGGAAGTTCACCTTCGAGATCGACTATCAGGACACCGCTGAGGCACGTATTGACCTGCGCGTGAACTGGTTCAACGACAACAAGGTTAAGATCAACGGCCCGTTCGACATCACTACCGTCACGCTCCCGCAGGGGCAGACGAAGGCGGTGGCGGAGGTTGAGCTCCCGGCTAGTGCGGCACCCCGGTGGCTGCCGTCGATCGGTGTTCCAGCTGGTTCCGGCGATGCGGCGATCTCTTCCTTGAAGATATACGAGACGCCCGTCAAGGTGCAGCCGGTGACCGTGTGGGACGGGGCTAGTGAGTCTGCGGCCACGATCACCGTGTGGGATGGGGCCCGCGAGGTGCCCGCAAGTATTGAGTTCCAGGCGTAAGGAGACGCATGTCAGAGGAGAAGCAGGGGCAGTGCCTGCCGTCGCAGGTGACCATCAACATTGGCGCCTCGGGGGTGAAGGTCAACGACGGCGCACCCCAGGTTGACACCTCCAAGTTGGCTACGAAGGAGGAGGTGGCCGGGAAGGCAACGAAGGCTGACGTCGATGCCGTCAACGTGAAGGTGGAGCAGGTTCGCACGGTCGCCGGTAAGGCCGCAGCGGATGCCGTGGAGGCCAAGGTGGTTGCAGGTAAGGCTCTCACTAAGGAGGGCGCCGACGCCGCCTATGCCACCAAGGCGCAGGTGGCTGCGATGGGTGACAGCATCCGCGGTACCCGGTCAGCTGCGGAGCAGACGAAGGCCGACGGCGAGGCTACCAAGGCGATCGCACAGCATGCCGAGGAGCTCACCCAGACACTGGCCAAGAATCTGGCCGTGTTCCCCCGCGTGCTGCGCCTCGACAAGGGCCAGGCCGTCCCAGCTGACACTCCGCTCGGCACGGTCATTGTGCGCTCGGAGCGCGCCATCTCCCACGCGGATGACCTGTTCCCGCCGATCGGGGAGTGGCCGAAGATCAGTGCCGCAGACACGGGTGACGGCGTGCGCCTAGACTTCCAGCACCCGGCCCTCGTTCCCGCCCTGGACCAACTTAAGCCCTCGGACGGGAAGTGGCTGCTGACGATGCGCTACTCCTTCCCCGGCGGGAACTTCGGCGAGGAGGAGACCCAGGTGAACCTGTGGACCGCCCGCCGCTATCAGGAGGAGGGACACCCGGCACAGGTCGATCAGGGCTCGAAGATCGCCGACCTGACCGTACGCAAGGGTGAGCACCTGGAGCTGTCCCTGGAGATCGAGCCCCGCAAGGTGGACGAGAAGATCGGTGACGTGTGGGGCGTCTGGATGGACGCCCCGATCCCGGTCCTGTACGTGCATGATCTAGTGATCCGCAAGGTTGTCTGAGGGCATAACAAGGCCCCCGCTTGTAATCGTCGTGATACAAGCGGGGGCCTTGTGTTATCTCACCAGAGGTGATGCAGCTTCCAGTTCCAGCCACTCAGGGCCTTGCCGAGTGTGGCATCCCAATACCAGCGCATACTCACCTCCTGTCTATGAGTAGAGTTCCCAGGATGAGGCGTTGCCGCCCTGGGCCTCGAAGGTGAGGATTGCGGGTCGAGTGGAGTCGCCGGACAGGTTCGTCCACCAGTCGGAGCCCCGGTCGGCGGAGGGGCAGGAGATGATCCAGCGGGCATCCCCGGCCTGGCTCACGGCGAAGTTGTGCCAGTGCCCGTGGACCAGGATTCTAGCGTCGTAGAGGCCACTCCTGCGCCCGAACGCAAGGTCCCTGAACCATGATGGCACCTTCGACTGCTGGCCCGCCAGGTGACCGTGAGTGAACCCAATACGGGTGCCGTCCGCAGCATCCACAGTGACGGCCTCCTCCCACTTCTCAGGGCGGTGGAAGGTGACGTGCTCGTAGCCTGGGCGCCCGGCAATGATGTCCTCAATGTTCTTGGAGATCATGATGCCGAAGTCGTCATCGGGGGCGTTGGCGCGGTTGTTCTTGCCGGGCCCGGTGCGGACTGCGCAGTGGTTGGATGGGACGGCAACGTAGTAGAGGGACGAACAGAGGGGGGCGAGGGCGTGTAGGGCCTCAGCGTAGAGGCGTTGCACGGTCCTGATCTGGTCGGTGAGCGACAGGTCGTTGGTCTGCGCCTGGCTGGCGACGTTCCAGAACCCCTCAGTGCTGTCCCCCACGTCGGCGAGGATGATGCGCTTATAGGGGTCGCGGAAACGGATGTCGTCCGCGATGTCCTTGATGGCACACCGCACGAGGCGGATAGTGTCCTCCGTGCCGCCACCACTGGCGCCCTTCCCGATCTGGAGGTCCGCGAGGCAGACTACGAGAGTGTCCTCGTCGTCCTTGACGATCGGAGCTGGCTTAGAGATGAGGGGCTCCCGGAAGACGGGCTCCAGGTCCTCGAATGAGAGCCTGCGCGCCTCGGCCATCTCGACGGCTCCGGGCTTCCAGGTGATCTTCTCGTATGAGCCGTCGGGGAGGCGGATCGTCTTGCCTCGTTGCACGATCGCGTCCACGGGCACGTCGTTGAAGAATGCGTCATGCCCCATGTCGGGGGCGCCTCGCCTCTTCAGTTTGGCGCGGTGGCGGCGGACGGATGCCTCGCTGGTGTTGAACTTCTCGGCGAGTTCCACGTTGGTGAGGCGCTGGTCCTCGGGTAGGAGGTCGTTCTCGATGATGGCTTCATCAAGGGGGGTCATTGGTGTCTTGTCTTTCTGTTCAGAGTATGGCAACGGCCCGGGGAGACATCTTGGTCAATCCCCGGGCCGTTCACCTATCCCACATCCAGCGGAGTCACTCACCGGAATGGTCATAGTCTAGCGCCCCAGTGAGTGCCTTGCAAGCGCTAACGGGGACGTATGCTGTCTTGTAACCTTGCCGCCTCCACTTCCATGCGAGGTAGCGGGCGAGGGGTTTCCAGGTGCAGCGTGCGTCAATGTATCGCCATGTCTTGGTCACTTCTGCCTCCTACAGGCTCCGCAGATGGCGGTCTCCGCTCCGACTTTCCAGCCGAGGGTGCGGGCTGTGGTCTTGATGGTTGATTCGACCGCCACCCACGGCTTGGTGCGCGGGTGCGCCTGCTCGATGCGGGTGATGCCACACTGGGCGCATTCGATGCGGGCGATCCACTGGGTGCCGTGAAGCTTGATGTCTACCATGTGTACCTTTCTAACTGGGCCATGCGCGCATCATCCATGCCTGAGCCTTGCTGATTTCCGTGTTTGTGGCCGCCCATTGCTCGTAGTGTTCGGCGTCTGGGCCGCCGTAGGTGGGGTGTGTGCTGGCTTCTACCTCGTCGAGGACGAGCCAGCAGTCCGGGCAGTACCGGAGGGACCAGTGGTAGGTTCCATCCTTCCAAACGTCCCTCCGGTACATGAGCCCTTGCCTGATTGTGGTGAAGCAGGCGTCGCAGATGACCTGCCCCCTAGAGTGGGGGTGGGTTGTCTTGCGTTTGAGGTGCACGTCAGAATGGCGCGCCAGCCTGTGCCCAGGGGTCGCCCTGCTGGCCGCCCTTGGGGGCGTTGAAGGATGCCTGCTGCTGGCCGCCCTTGCGAGGGATGACGCCACGGAAGCGGGGGAACTTCACTTCCAGGCTGGTGCGTCGCTGACCGTCGTTGCCGTCCCATCCGCGCTGGATGAGGAGGCCGGTCACGGTTACCTTGTCGCCCTTCTTGAGGGTGTCGGCGAGGTGGCCGTGCTGCTCCCCCCAGAACGAGGCGGTGACCCACAGGGGGTCTCCGTCGTCCTCCCAACTGCCGTCCTGGGTCTTGCGGGATGCGGTAGCGGCGATTCGGAGCTCGGTGATCTGCTGTCCGGACTGCGTGTACTTGACCTCAGGGTCCTGGCCGAGGTTACCTTCGACGGTGATGTCACATGCCATGCTTAGTTTGCCTTTCGGATTGGGGAGAAGAGCTTCTTGATGTCGTGCTCTTGGACGTAGATGGTGGGGTCTCCGACGAATCGGAAGGTGGGTGTCTTGCTCTTCTGGATGTGTCGGTCGAGCGTTCGGCGGGTGATGCCGAGCATGTGGGCCGCCTCATTCTTACTGAGGTAGCCGGGGATGGTTTTCATTGGCGTCCTTTCAGGAGGTTGGCGAGGTCTCCGAGTGTCATTGTAGCCCATTGCTGGCCAGGCTTGGCAACTCCGTGACGCTTGTGGACAACGATGCCGACGAGGGCGCCCGCGTTCTCAGCCTCAACCCGGGCTTCTCGAGCCCACTTCGGCAGGTCCATGCGTGCCACGTCCTTGCATTCGATGACGATCTTGTGGTCGCCCATGCGGACGTTGGCGATGTCACCCTTGTCTTTGGCTCCAGCCTTGGGGGCGCGGTCGATCCTGTCGTCATCCAACTCCTCGGCGAGGTAGTCGGCGACAACTCTCTCGAACCGCGCCCCGGCGGCCTTGGCGCTCTTACGAGTCCTCGCCACGATCAGGCTCCGTGCGGATGGCGTCATAGTAGGCGTCGGCCCACGCTTCGGAAACCTTGTGCGTCAGGCGTAACTCCAACTCCAGAAGGCTGCACTGGTTGGCTGCGTGCACGTAGGCTCCGATAGCAATGAGCGCCACCACAATGGCAACGGCGAGCAGGATCGTCATGACTCCCCCTTGGGCATATAGATGATGAAATATGGGGCCCATGTGTCGTCGAGGGCGAGGGAGTCGCTCTGGGCGGTACTCCACCATACGTTGCGGTCGTCCCTCCGCCAAACGTCGCCGTCTTTATCGATGACGAGGGTGCCCTCCGTGAGGTCTAGGCCATTTCCCTTATATGGGCGCGCCCGAGACGCCTCACACTCTTCGAGGAGGGCGTTATAGCGCCCCTCCCATGCGTTCTTCTCGCGGGCCTCGACCTCGAGGTTGAGGGCGTGGCTGACGAGAGCGAGAATGTCGTCTCGCAAGCCTGTGCGGGCTCCGGTGTGGCCATACAGTGACAGCCGCTCGATGACCTCCTCGATGTCATCCGTATCACTCATCAGCATTTCCTTCCTGGTAACGCAACAGCCAAGCGAGGGCGAGCCCGCCCACCTGAACAACCTCCGAGATGAGGTTGGCGTTGTGTCCCGTGTCCTTGGAGTTGTCGTAGGTGAGGGCGGCACACACCTCCCCCACCTCCTCCGCCAAGGCATAGAAGCGGTTCTCGTTCGTCGGGCCGTCGCAGTCGAGCGTCATGCCCGGGTGCTTCTTCGCCGCACGCTCATACTCGGCGAGAAACTCCACCACAGGGTCTGTCACGCCGAGGAAGTGCAGCAGGAGTGCCGCATCCTCAACCATGCGCGAGAGCTCAAACTCAAGCTCCCCATAGAGGTACTCACTCCCATGAATGTATGACTCATCGTCAGCCTGGTCCATGGAGAGGGAGATGCGCCCCAACTGGCGGTGCCAGCGACCAACAGTCTCGAACGGCCCCTGCTCTTCGTTGATGAAGGGTGCGACAAGCTTGTGCGCCAGCGCCTTCATGTTGTTCATTCTGTGTCCTTTCTTGGATCGGCGAACACGACTGTTCGTGTGCCGTCATTGTTTAGCTTGTAGGTGTTGCCGTCCCAGTACTTGGCTGGGATGCTCTCTGGGTTGTCTACGAACTGCGGTACGTTGAAGCCCTCCTTACGGGCCTCCGACCTATTCTGCTCGATGTGCCCGTGACACCCCCTAACCCCGTCCCCACACAGGAGGACGAGGTTACTGGGGCTGTTCGTGTTCAGCTGGCGCGTGCCACCCATGCCTCGGGCCCTCCGGTGCTGTATGCTCATGGGGCCGTTACCGGCATGCCTGCCGCAGCGGGCACACCGGTAACCATCCCTCTCGTACACGAGCTCCCTTGTTTCCTGGGAGGGGCCTGTTTTCCTGGGAGCCCCCTTTCTACGCATCCCCGCCCTCAATCTCGAGGAGGCTGATGTCTCCCGTGGAGATGAGGTCCCTAATGGCTTCCTCCTGGGGTGTGGAGATGCGCACTGAGATGCGCGGGTCACCCTGAACGACCTCTACCCCGTCGGGGACCTCTCCGGTCTGCTTGATGAACCCATCCAGGGCTGCGGTAGCCACGAACCAGGGGGCGGGCACCTTGTGTACGGCGTCGGGCTTGTTCCACTCGAGCCAGGCCACGAGGGCCTTCTCGTCAACCACCTGGTATCGGGGCTGTGGTGCGCTGACGCTTACCGTGCCGACCTGGAGGCCGTCGATCATGGGCTTGGATGTGTCGCCCGGCGCCATGTACTCCTCAAGTTCCTTGAGGGCCTTCTTCTTCTCCTGGGAGGCCACCTTGGCGATGTGCGCCGCGATGGCCGCCCTGCGGAGTGCGTTCTCTTTGCTCACTGGACCTTTCCTGCCCCGTAGTTCTGTGCCAGCCACGCCCTGAGCATGTCTGGGTTGGCCTTGCCGCCTGCTGCGAAGTACTCCTCGCGAACCTTGTCGCCGTCCAGCTGGTGGGTGGCGCAGAATCCGTCGAGGATGGTTCCGCACTGTTCGGCGGCTGTTCTCTTGGGAACCCCCTGTTCCGCTGGGAGGGGGGTATTCTGCTGGGAGCCCCCTGTCTGCTGGGAGGCCCCTGTTCCGTTGGTAACCCCCCTCTCGTAGGACTCGCTGTCCGGGTCGGGCTCGTCCGTGGGGATGGTGAGGGCTTGAAGGAGGAACGTCCGGTAGGCCACGGACATAGCCTTAGCAATGGCCTTGTCACCAAAGTCCATTGCCTCGGCCGCAACCTTCCCGTGGATGCTGTCCCCAGCTGGGCCGTAGACCCGGTAGGTGACCTTGACGACCACCTCGGCGGTCTGCTTCCCGCTTGCTGTGGCCCCATTGCTTCGGTGCACCTCAACATCCTCCGGGAGGATGGTCACTCCGTGCTTGCGTAGTGCCGGCCCTACCGCGTTCATTACCGCGTCGATGCCGCGGAAGTTGAATCGCTGTGCCTGGTTCTTGCTGTCCTTTTTGACTGCCTGAACGTCCCCCATGACCTTGCTTAGTGCCTGGTGGACGGTGAGCTGTTCTGCCATCTGTGTTCCTCTCTTGGGGGGCCCCTATTCTCTTGGGGGGCCCCTATCCTGCTGGGAGGCCCCTATCCGGGAACCTACTTCGTGGAAGCCACCAAAGCACCCACGGCCATGATTGCGTGCCCCATCGTCGCAACCTCATGCGTAACACCACCCGCGGTCACCGAGATCATGCCACCAATGGGGACGATGGTGATGGTCTCAGCTTCTGCCGTGGTGATGCTGTACACGTCCCCGACGCGCCGCACACGCAGGCGCCTGTCGAATGCCGTTACTCGCCCCTTAACGGAGTCATGGAAGTTGTGGGCGTTCGCCTCAGCGAGCGTGTCCGCGATGACGACCTCATCGCATTCGACGTACCCCCAGAACCGATCGGACTGGCCGGGCTTGCGCACTGTCCACCAGTCCTCAGTGAGCTCGGCCGCGGTAGCGCCAAGCACCACCGTGTACCCCACGGGAGTAGGTGCTACGTGCATTCGGGCGTGCGGCCACATACGGGCCAGCTGGTGGGCTACGTCCGTGGCGTCGATGTGCGTGGTCATGGTGAGTGTTCCTTCCGTGTGTGGGGTTAGTGCTGCCAGATGTATCGGGCAGGGTTGAATGGCTCGAGCACGTACAGCCATGCCGATAGGCGCTTGAGCTCGGTGCCGAGTAGGCGAGTGTCGCCGTCGTCCAGGTGCCACCACGGGCCACGCTTAACCCATGCTTGGTTGAGGTCATCGTAGACCGTGGCGCCGTCGGGCATGCGCCGCATGTCAGCGTGCGTGATGAGTCGGTGCTCTAGCGGCGCGTTAGCTGGCACGGTTCTCCTCCGCCTTGATGGCCCGCTCGAGGTAGGTGGCGGCCTTGCGTAAGTCCTCGAGACGCTTGCTCGCGTCTCCCTTGCGCCCGAATCTGGTGAGGTACTTCCCCACATTCCAGAGATGCGGATTGTCGGGGAACAGGGCGTCAAGCAAGTCCCAGGACTGCAGGTCCTTCGTGTTCTCCGGCGCCCCGTTAGCGACCAGCGCCTCACCTACCCAAACGTAGTGGGGCGGGCCGAGCACTTGGACGGCACTAGCCGGGATGTGACCAAGGTCGACGGCGCTATTGTCTCCGTAGGCCAGGACGGTGACGCCGCGAGACTTGAGTGTCTTGATGGTTGCCTCCGTCTCGGGGGTGTTGGGCCAACCGATGAGTCGCACCACGGCATTCGATCCACTAAACGGGGTTCCGAAAGTTACGGCACGCGTGCCGTCCCAGTGAATCGTGAGCGAGCAATCATGTTCAAACACAAACCAAGCAGGGAGAGATGAACTGACCGTGGCGTGCGCATTGTCGGCAAGCCGGTAGTCCAGCCCCTCGGTCACGTCCGCGCCCGTGAGGTCTGCGCCGTCCTGTAGGTAGATGCTGTCTGAGATTGTTGCACCATCGGCGATGGCGCACTCTAAGTCCGGGATGCTACTGACTGAGTAATTCATTGCGAACTCCTTTCTAGGCCCCACAACTTGCGGGTCACCTATGGGCCACCTAGACCAAATCGGATCACAGCAAACCTCTGATGGTAGAAATCAGTAGGGCGGTCTAGGTGACTCATAGGTGGGCAGACTGTATCGACTACGCGAGGCGGGTGCCGTGCGTGCGGTGCCTGCCACCTATGGCCTTAATCTCTGTGCAGTTCTCAAACAACGTGCGCAAGCGTTATTCAACGGCGGGCCGTGTTTCTGCTGCGCGATTCCTCTAGGTGAGGTGGGATGGCCGCAATCACTGTGCGACCAAACCATCCAGCCTAGCTGGCGCTAAGCCCGTTTATGGCGAGCCTAGACACGGAAGCGAATCCGGTGGGTGTAGCGCTCACTTCTCCTCAACATTGCTCATCTCGGACAGCATGCCCTTAATGTAGGGGGCAGCGTCGCTGACGGACAGGTCGCCATGCACCCACTCCTCCTGCTCATCTTCGTCCACACTGTAGATATCGACGAAAACTAGGGGCGACTCGTCCCACGAGAACTCCGCGGTGACGTAGGCGTGCCGCGACCCGCCAGCCAGGACGATGATGTACTGATTCGTGTTCGGGGAGGTTGTGGTGTCGAAATCAATGGATTCCGCATCAAGCATGAACTCAAGGTCTTCGATCGCTTCCTCAAGCCTGTCGGCCAAGAGATCCTCGTTGGTTGCCATGGTTGCACTCCTGTGGTTGTGGGTTAGTGTCGTGCCCGGCGGGGGAATCGAACCCCCGCTACAACCATTCGGGCTACCTGATATCAGGCGATCGTGTACAGGACGGCGGCCGCAACATCACTGTGCGTCCAGTGCACCGTGTCCTCGGCGGTCTCTACGTTGATGACGCGGACGGGGGACTCTTCGTCCCAGTCCTCAACCATGGCGGCCTTCTCAGTGGCGAGAGACTCGACGGCGGTGAATCGGGCGCCGTGAATGAATGTCGCATCGCCGTTGAAGAACTCGACGATGCTCTCCCAGTGGTCCGCCTCGAGGTCACTGGCCAGGCAGAGTGTCTGCCACGCCTCGAGCGGGTCACCGTAGGCCAGTTCGGCTGAAGCGATCACGACGTCAAGGTCCGTCATGACGACGGTCTCACGCAGCAAGTCATGCTCCGTGACAGCGAACCGGTCCACCTCATTGACTCCTGCGGAGATAGTCAGGTCAACGCCCCCTCCGGAGAGACGCATCTCAACCTCGTCGCCGAAGCGGCTGACCTCAAAATCTCCCATGTATCCGGCACCCCATGCGCGGCGGGCCAGCGGAAAGGCCAGGAGAGCGGCCGCCTTGTCCGCATCGCTGGTGATGGCAACCGTCTCAGTGCCGTCCAGGATGGTGCCTGCGGGGCGGTAACCATCCTCGGCGATCTCGAGGTGGATGTTGCCGACGCTGACGCCCTCAGTGGTCTCGCGGTAGGTGATGCCCCACTCGGTCAGGTTGGCGGTGACGTCGGTGATGTAGTCGTTGGTGCTCATTGCTGTGATCCTTTCTGTTGGAGCGGTTCGCTCCGTGCTGATGGCTCAACCATACACCCCCCGAGACGCAGTGAGTCAAGCCGGAACGTGCACCAATTTGCGTGACCTACGTCATCGAACGCACGTTCGACGTCGCGTGCGGATTTCGCCGCGTGCACGCGCACACGCACACACGCGCACGCACACACGCGCGTACGCACGCGCCCCCGCACACGAGAGGCCACAGGGGCCAATCTGGGCGCCCTTCAGGGCCCCACCCATATGCGGGCGCCATCCACACCCCCAAATCACCCAGAGAGGCCCACAGCGCCACCTACGGGCAGGCAAAGCGAAACCCCGGCCCGCCGAAGCGGAACCGGGGGCACTAGGAGGGAGGATCACTCACCTCGAGCCGAAGCGACTCACCCGACGCCGAGTGGCGCGACGCTCGACCCACACAGCCAACGTGAGCCCACCCAAAGTCGCCACAGCGGCCACCACAAGAATCTCACGGTCATAGTTGTCCTTGACACCAGAATCCACAGGACCCACAACCTTGTCACGACTAGGAGAGGATGGCTTATCCACAACGTCATTCACAGCCGCGTTCGGCGAAGCCGAATGCACAACCCCCGTAGAGCCACTACTGCGTGCGCCGTGGAGTCCTGCCTGGTTCTGGTGGCCGCTAACCGCGCTACGGTCGCACTGGTCACTGAGTGCCTTAGCGACGGCCGGCCCGGGGATGTAGCGCTCACCCGTGGTGGTGGTGATGGTTTGCGTGCATGCCCGGGAGTCAATGGCGAGCACGTACCGGCCATCGCGCTCACAGGTCACCTCACCGTGCACGTCAGCGCACGAGGGCAGGCCGTCCGTAGTGGCGGGCTCAACCGAACCAACCCACAGCCAGCCCGGGTATGCGACCTCACGCGCATCCTGCCACCTCAGGTAGGACACGCTCCCATCCTCCTCAACGATGAACGACTCACCAGAACCATTCCCCATCACGCGGGCATCCCACAAGCACGGCCCGTACTCCTGATCCTCCGACTCACACGCGGGAGTCTCAGACACGTCAACGGGGGCGCCAGTCTCAGCGAGCACCCACCCACCAGCAGGGGCAGCATCCTCGGCCGCATAGGCGGGCACACAACCCACCAGGGCCATGACCCCAAGCACCAGGGCCACCACCATGCGCATCACGCTCTTGCTCATCTTCGTTGTCCTTTCGGTTCGCCCCGCCGTCGGGGCTGTGTTGCTGATGACCCAAACCATACGCCACACGAACACAGCTGCGTCAACCCCAGACACACAACACAGCACGTGACCTACACCATCGAACACACGTACACACAACACACACCACACACGCGCACGCACGCAACTAACACACCAACACACAAGCACACAAACACAAGGACGACAACAAACACCAACACGCTCCGACCAGCACAAACACCAAAAATCACGACGACGAAATAACCACCAACACAAAAACCTTTCCCAGCAACCCCAGGGGAT